TCCTTCAACATATAAACCTTCTTTACGTATTTCAGCTTTAGTAGGTTCGCCTATAATCGCTTCTGGTTTATCTTTAGCTTGATGATGCCAGTTTATAAAACCATTATTCATAAAATACGATAAATCGAACCCAGATGGGTCTAATACTTCACCGTCGCTATCTCTATCGGCAGTTGAAGCAATTCCAGCAATTTTCATAACTTCATTGCCCTGAGAATCTTTAGCTTTCTCAATTTCAAGAGGTACGAAAAATTTAAAATTGTCTTTATTGCTCATCTTTAATAATTTGCTCTATTTCATGAATAGATAGGTTAAACATATCTGCAAGTTTTTCGATTTTTTCTTCTTCAGAAGTTTTATCATCGAAACTATAAAGATACATTGTGTAAACATCTGCTGCTATATCATCTATAGCTTCTGACATAGAAATTTGCTCTCCGTTACTTTGTTGCATTTCTTTCTTTTTTATATTGTTCGTATCCTATTCTTTTTTCAAAATCTTTTTTATGCTTATTATCTGTTAAATCTACAAAATAACCAGCACCTCCAGCATTTAAAAATGCTACTTTTGAAGCTTGTTTTAAAACAGGGTCAGCTGTGAATAATGTATTTGGAAATTTTGTAGCTTGAGGATTTCTTTCCATAAAACTTGCAAATACATTTTTAGCATGTTCTTCTTCTTGCTTTGTTATTGTATGTGTTATTGATTTAGCAGGTTCGTAAACATTTCCACTACCATCTACTGCATATTTTTTAGTTTGCTGACCTGGAGTATCTGGAATATTATTAAAATATGAAGTCATTTCGTCTACGTTAGGATATGAATCATTAGAATCAATAATTCCATTTGCAGAATTATACAAGTTTACCATATCATAGTAAGAAGATTGCATATCAGCCATTATTGTTTCATCAGGGTCTTTTATATGTTCATACCCATTATAAAAATTTAAAGCTTCAGTAAATTTATTTTTTAAATCAACTTGTTCTTGAGTAGCGCCATTTGAAACTACCATTTCATTCGTAACATCAACAGGGTGTTCAGAATCTGTATATTTTATATAAATTTTATTTCCCTCTTTATATGCTTTTTCTACCTCTGGATAATGTTGCTCTGGGTACCAAGTAAGAATTTCTCTTGATTTTCCTTCCTTAAATTGAGTTAAAACTTGTTTTGCTTTTTCAATAGTTCCATAAAAACCGAATGAAGGCCATACATAAGGTCCAGATTCTAATCCTGCAGTTACGGATAGAAACTGAAGTCCCATTTTTTCATACTGTTCATAATATGAACAAAATAATTTTTTAGCTAACCCTCCGCCCCAATGTTTTTTATTATCTATTTTAAAATAAGCATGATATATACCTTTTGTGTTTGAAGGGTCTACCATTTGATGCCCATCTATAAAATTTCTAGTAGTATGCATAACTCTTTGACCATTCTGAAACGCATCTATTCCAAAACCATTAGTTCCGAATCTAGCTTGCATTACTGTATTTTCACCAAAATGATTAGTTATATGTTCTTTACAGTCATCAAACATTTTAATAGGGTCGAAAGAATTTCCATATTTAGCAAAAAATGGAGCATATTTAGCTTTTACATAAGTTTCAGGAGCTCCAATTACATCTTCATAAATTGAATAACCTTTATTTCTAGCCTCTTGAGCATATTCTTGTATTCTTTTTAAGAAATTAAGATTGTTAAGTCGTTCATTTCTTACTGAATCTTCTAACTGAAGTTTGAAATTGTTATCATCACCCCAGTCTTTAGCGTTATGTTTAGGTATTTTTAAAACAGCATCTTTTCTAAATACTATTTTCATACCATCATTATATTTCTTTTTTGAAAAAACATCTTCATTCATTTTAACAGATATTGAATCTTCAGTAATTCCAACTACAGTTAAATTTTTAAATGAAAAAGTTTCACCAGAACTTCTACCTACATAATTTACATCTACTTTATCTCCAACATTTGTTATAGAATCATCTTCTTTTTGCTGTTTATATAATTTAGCATGTTTCTTTTCATTAGCTTCTGAATAATCTCTAGAACTTCTTCTTTCAGGCGCTTCTGAACGTACTATAGTATTTCCACGTAATTCATTAGCTTGGTCTGGAGCAACCCAGAATATTTGGCTGAATCTTTTACCATTTTTAATTACAGTTTTTGTTACTGGTACTAAACCTGACGTTCTAGCTTTAACAAGTTCTAATAAATCTTCTTTTAAATAACCTTCAGCTTGTGCTAATGCTATAACAGATATCGCTTTCTTAAATGTTTCATCGTCAATATCTACTTGCTTAGTCATTTTAAGTCTATTAGCTTGACGTATAAGTTCAGAAGCTGGTAAATTTATTTTGTAACATTTTACAGTTTTATCATCATCATTCATTTCTAAATCAGCAGCCCATCTATGATGCCCGTCTAAAATATAATTATCATTAGAAATTATAAATTTATTTTCTTTTTTATCAGCATCACTAAAATACTCTGCTATAAAGTCATAAACTTTATCTTCATTTATTTCTTTTTGAGCAGGTTTAAGTTGAGATATTTTTCTAGTTACTTTTTTTACACCTACTTTATCATTAAAATGAAGAACAAAATCTGTAACATTATCAGAATCTACTTGAGGCATTTCTTTTCTTTCTTTACCTAAAGAAGATTTTAATTTTTCTTTATATTTAAAGTCAGAATTAGCTTTACTAATGTAATTTTCTAACTTACTTGATAATTTATTTGATAATTCTTTTTCTTTATAATAGACAGCTTCTAATTCAGCAAAATGAGTATTATCATTAGTAATACCATATTCGTAAGAATCATGAAGTTCATTTATGTGTGATTTACATAAATCAATTTCTTGCTTTATTTTTTTCATTGACGATAGTTCATCAATACCTAAAACATTTTTTATTTTATTTACAATTGTATTTATCATACGTTAAAAGTTTCATTTCCAATTGTTACTCTTACTCTTGATTTTCTTTGAACTTGTCTTTGATAAGTTTTTGGTTTTGTAAAATCATTATCTTCATCAGACCATTCATAATTAGAATCTACATATACTAACATACATCTACACCAAGGATGCGTAGGTCCAACTACAGGTAACCATTCATCTACTTTTCTACCTATATTATTACCATTTGATATTAGCTCTGATATTTTAAATAATCTTGGCTCGCTTCCTACTCCATTCGTGAGATATAGCTTAACGCATTTTTTACAAGCTGAAGCAAATACTTTTTTATAAACTAATGCATCTTCTCCATATTGATTTCTTATATAAGTAGCTCTACCTTCTTCGTACGCTTGGTGCATTACATAATCTGAAATTCTACCAAAATCTCTAGCCCAATCTCCAGTTTTATGCCCTAGATTAGAAACTAAATTAGAAATACTGCCTCTATTTTTTATATTAGATACAGTTTCGTTAGTGATTATTTTTTCGTATTCTAATCTTTGCTGCTGGTCTGATTCTATTAATAATTGACCTGTCTGTTGAGATATTCTATTCCCTAACCCTCTAATATCAGAAGATGCTTGTTTTTGAGCTACTTCTATAGCAGTTTTTTCTACTGGAGTAAGAGGTAAGTAATTACCAGATTTCAAAAAATCTTTAAATTTTGAATACTTTAAATCTTTAGATTTTTTATCACCTATAGACATAGAAAGTAAACCCCATCTAAAAATTTCTTCAAAAGGTGTAATACCTATTTGCTCTACATCAAAACCAATTTCTCTTAACAAACTTACTTCAGAATCAGATAGCATCTCAGGACCTATTTGCGTAGCAATAAATAATATATGCTGCGTTCTAATAATATCCATTATTTCTGCTATTTGATTCGGAGTAAACATTATTTTTTACTTGATTCTGAAATATGTTTTTCGTAACGCTCTGACATTATTTTTTCTATTTCTTTCATTTGCTCATTAGGTTCGCCATTTCCGCAACCTCTTGCTAATGAAGCATACAAAGCGTCTAATTCTTGATTAGACATTTCGTTTAAATCTTTTACTGAATTATCTGTACTCATGATATTTTATTTTTTACGTGAAAATATTGAAGCTGCTACAACTTTATCTGGGTCTAAATGAGAACCAAATTCTTCTATAGTTTGATAAGTCATAGCTATTTTTTGATATGTTCTCATGTTTAAATCATCTTCAGAAATTTTGTTTAAGTATCTATCCATAAAATCAACAGCTTTTTGTCTATTTTCATTAGATACTTGAATTATATTTCCTTCAGGGTCTTTAAACTTAACTCTTGGTGCGATACGTTTTACTTTTGATATTGTTTCTTGACGATTCATAGTTAAATCAATCATAAGAGAACGAGAACGTAATGGTTGTGGTACTTTATTATCTGGTAAATTTGAGATAAATACAACTTGCCCTGTAAATCTAAACGTTTTAGGTAAATTATAAACTCCTGAAGGTTTTCCATTTTTATCTACTACAGCAGTAGCTCCTTTTATACCAGCATAACCAGATTTTAAACTTCCTTTTCCTTCCCAAGAAATTGTTCCATCGCCTGAAGTATCTAATGCACCTTTAAGTACGTTAACTCCATCATCACCTTGAGTTAATACAGAATCACAGTCATCAAATACAAGTACTTTACCATTATGTTCTTGCATTAATTCAAACATTCTAGTAGCTGAAAGTTTACCTGTTACAGTAATATAATCATATTTATCTTTTTTAAGAAAACGCTCTCCAGTTTGTGGATTAAAACCTACAATAGAATCTTCAGAATCTCCACCTTGAGTATCTAAAGGCTGTCCATCTTCACCTACTGCATCTAATACTGGATTAAGTTCACCTTTTCTAAGTTTTAATCTTGAAAATACTCCATTATCTGGGTCTAATAATTCGTACGTTTTACCAACACCACCAGAACCATAAGCAAACATAGCTCTTTGTCTTTTTAATCCAATCATCATTCCATAATGTTGATAAGAATTCCATCTATCTTCTACAGATACTTCTGGTAACTCTACATCATCAAAATCAACTTCTGATTTATTTTCTGAAGTTTCACCTGACTCTTGTTTTTGAGCTTGCTTAGCATCATCGAACTTGCCTTCTCTTTTAGCTTTGTTTAAATAATCAATAGTTGCAGAAAGTGGTGTTCCAGATACGTTTACAATTTCATGAACATGTAAACCTTGCTTAAATAAATCTGCTACTTTCTCTGGTTTACCTTGAGAACCATTTAAAATTTCTTTTACAGAACTTGTAAGAGACTCTGTAGTATGAGACATTCTTGCAGCTGAATATAAATGTTCATCTGAAAATAATCCCAAACCTTTATTTTTTTCAGCTCCACCTTTTTTATTTTGAGCTACGTCTTTAGCATCTTCTTTATCTACTTCATGTTCTTCCATTTTAGCAGATTTTTTACCATCAGACATTCTCACCCAACCATCTACTTGCTTTTTCCATTTTTCACCATTCCATTCACGGACTTCACCAATATTAGCTTTTTTACCTTTTTCAAGTTCATCGCTTTGTGCTTTTTCTAAATAAACTGGTTGTACGAAGTTTCCAGCTATTCTTGAAGCTTGCGATTCATTATGTTTTGCAATTAAATCGAACATATTATTGATTATTTATTTCTTTGTTAAACTGAACTATTTTATTTGACAAATTTACAAAAATGTTTTTAAGAACCTTATTATATGAATCATGAAACTTTTTTTCTATTTCTATATTAACATTATAAGGTGCTTTATCTTTGTAATGTACTTTATTTTTTTGCTGCTTCGCCATTGATAAAATCATTAAATGCTTTTGCAAAAGGGTCGTCTTCTCCTGTACTATACTTATTCATAAAATCTTCATAAGTATCTTTATCTTCAAATCCTTGCTCAGGATATTCTTCATTCATCGCTTCATTACTATCAGGGTCGCCTTGCTGAGCTTCAGCTCTTTTTTGAGACCACATTTGAAAGTAATAAGGGTTAAGAATAATATCGTCTTCGTCTTCTGGTAATTCTGGTAAATTGTATTTTTTACGAATTTCCTTAATAGACATAAAGTTTTGAGCTTTCTTAATATCTAAATCTACTATATCAGCTTCAGATTCAGGATTTAATCCTACGAACTTAAATTCAAAAGAACTATCTAGTGCATTTATAACATATTTATTTAATTTATGCTCAATCATTTTTAACAAAGGTTGAAGCCCTTTGTCTTTAGAATATTTTAGTCTTGCTTCATTGTTTCCTTCAAACATAGGTTTTACATCAGAAGAACCATTCATAGGAAAACCAATTTCAGCTGGGTCTATTTTATAAGAAGCACATGATAATTTAATAAGATATTCTTGCCACTTTGTGAACTCCATATCTCTATTGTTTCTCTGTAAATCTATCCACTCCATTTTTTCAGCTTCCATTACAGGTGTTCTCCAAGCATTTTGAACTCCAGCAACCATAGACATCCATTGTTGTCTAAATTCTGCTAATCTTGCTTCATTTACAGAACCTGAAACTTTTATAATACCTTTTGGAGCACTACCTTGAGAAAAGAATTTACCATTATAAGTATCTGAATAAAGCATCCAAGTAATTATATTGATAATATTTTCAAGTTCAGAAACTCCATATCCATTTAATCTTACATCTGTATAATGATTTCTAACTCCAAAACATAATTCCCAAGGATAAAATTCTGCAATTGGTTGATTATTGAATATTTGAACATATTGAGCATAATACCCATTTACTTCAACTCTTTGAGTATTTCTATACTCATCTGAGTCAAATGAATCAGCTATTCTAAAAGTTGCAGCATCAGTAGCAATAAATTCCTGAGGTACTCCTTTTCTATTACGTACAACTTCAAAAGTCATTTGGTCTAATTCTAATGAATCTCTTACTATTTTTCTTAAAAAAGTATCAAAAGAATCTCCGTGCCAAGAATTATTAGCAGTACCACAATTGATTATAAAATCAGTTATGAATTCTATTTTAGCTTCGTCTTGTTTTGTTAATTTCTGTTCTTCTTTAGATAAATAACCTTGCTTTTTACGAATTATAAATCCTGTACCTTTTTCATCATAAGCAGGCTCAGAAAAAGCAGCTACCTGCTCAACTCTTGTAGTAATAATTGAATTTATAATAGGAGTACGTCCCATTCTTCTAAGAGTATCGTAAGTCAAAGAAGTAGGTTTATCTTTAAACCCAAATTGCTTAGTAAATGCCCAAGGGTCGAATATATAAGATTTTATTCCAGAATCATCTCTTTTTTCGACATCTTTAAAATATTTAGCAGCTTCAACTATTTTATTTGGGTCGTCAGATTTTAACGCTTTCTGCAAAACAAGATTTTTTTGCACCTCTAATTTAAGCTGCAAATCTTGAATTGAGTTCAAAGAATCTGGAAGTTGAATTTCGCTCATATTAGAATTTTAATATAGCAGCTTGCTGAACAGTTAATTGATACATTTTAGCATCATCTAAATTATTTACCATAGTATCAATCAAAATTATTTCAGATTGACTCTTAACGTAATTTCTAGCTGCTTCGTTATATTCTCGTTTTTGTTTACATAATATATCTTGTTCGTTTTCAGAATAAGTTTCTGACCAAGCATATACTTTTGGTAATATTGTAATATCTAAACCTTCAGTAGTATATTCGTCTATACATTCTGTTGGCTCTGAATTGATAGAAACTTTTAAAGCTTCTAGTTTAGACTGATAACTTTGACATTCAAGTAATTCATGCTCTTTTATTTTCAAAAGCTTTTCCTTAATATCAGCTCCTTTTTTAGCAATTGGAAGATTTTCGTTTCTACCAAAGTTCCAGTTTATATGAGATTTTTGTAGTTCTTCTTGTCCTACTGTACCTATTAAAGAATCTGAACCTTCTGATTTTGAAATATATTTTTTAGAAGATGATTTTTCTTTATGTTTTTCTGCATATTTAGAATCTTTATGTGAAGTTGCAGCTTCTTCGTGGTCTTCTGCAGACCAATCATCATCTCCTTCTAATTCAGAACCATCTTCATATATAGTTTTACCTGATTTTGTTTTTCCTAATTCTGATGAGTTTTTTGGAGTATTATTTGAACGCCTTCCAGAACCAGGTCCACCTTTTTCAATGTTTTCATCAGTTTCAATTCCTTCAGGGTCTCTTCGTTCTTTTAAAGCTGCTATTTTTTTAGCATATTTTTCATCAGTATTTTCACCTTTTTCAATGATTTCAGAAGTATTTGTGAAAGATTGCAGATTTATTCCTAAGAATTTGAACATATTCTTTAATATTTAAAATTACGTAATTTAGAATACAAATATAATAAAAAAGCTCCAGTTTTCACCAGAGCTTTTAAAATAATCAAACAGATAACAGTTATTCAACAACTTCAATTATTTTTCTATCGATTTTCATTTCAGGTTTTGTTCCGCCATCTTCAACTACTACGATTGTACGCTGATATGCATTCATGCAGTCAAATATACGAATAATTTTTCCAACTTTTTCATTATTGTTTTTATCCTTATATTTTACTTTTTGTCCTACTTCGAAATTTCTTCCGTCATTCTTAACTTTTCTTTCACCTCCATTTGTAACTTCAAATATTAAAGTGTTGATAAATGCTTTAACTGAATTTGCTTTGATAGAATTTTCATTTGGAAGTCTTGATATAATGCTATCTTTTAGAACCTTTATTAAATGAGATTTTTTTGCACGTTCAGATAAATCTTCTTTATCTTTTATTTTATCCCATTCTGAAATAAGTTTCTTTTTCTCCCATTCTTTATCAAATCTATCTAACATATTTCTTCTTGGTAAACCTTTTTCGCGCTTAGGTTGTGGGTCTAATTTTCTTGTAATTGGTCTTACTGTTCTTTGGAAATACTCTTCTGGAATTTCACCAAATTCTGCTACATATAATTGTAGTGCTTTTGAAATACATGAACCTTTTGTTTCCCACTGACTCTTAGTTTCAACAAGTTCAGTAGCTTTTTGTAAAATCCATTTCTTTGCTTTTGGTAAAGAAAAACCATTTTGTTCAGATTTAGATTTTCTTTTCTTTTTTTCAGATTTTTCTACTGCATCTAATGTTTCAGCTGGACTTTCAGATTCATAATCGTCTTCTACAGATTCGTTAGCTTTATAAAACTCTTCTGAACCTTCTACATTAGCTGGAAATTGTTTTCTCATGTCGCCATCTTCTAAAAGTTCATCTTCAATAGCAGATTTACCTGTAAATAAGTCGCCATCGTTATGCTCAGCGCCTAATACATCAACTTCGTCTTCAGGTTCGTCTGCTACAATTTGTTCTGACAAATTTTCTTTAGCTTTATAAAGAATTTTTGTGCCATCTTCTACTTGTTCTATCAATCCTTTTTCTAATAATTTTTCAAGAATAGGATTTGCCCAAGCAGCTGCATTTTTCGGTATTCTTTTACCAACTGCAATTCCAACGTTTGATTTGACTACAGGTGTTTCAAGCGATTGTAGATATTGAAGAACCTGTTTTTCGTTTACTGATAATGTTTGATTGTTCATAATTTATAAAATTAATTGTTGAATATGAGGACAAATATACTCTATATATTTGAAACTAAAAAATATTTTTAGGAAATTTTTTCTTTTAAATTATTTTTTGCTTTTTCTTATACTACTATCTATACTATTCTAGTATATCTAGTACTATATCTATACGTATAGATATACGCTATATTCTTTGTTAGAAACGTTCCAGTATTAAAATACTTCTATAAAAGAATAATTAAGGGCCGTGCGCAATTTCACACCACGCTGTCAAGGTTCGAACTTTCTTTATAAATAGGATATTTTCAATAATATTAAACACTAAAAAAGCGCGAATTTTTTTATCTTTTCGCGCTCAATGAATATTTTTATCAATAAACTTATTTAAAGCTCTCTATCTTCTTCTTTCTGCGCAAGAAATTGATTTAAGTCAGCTGGTGAATATGATATTGATTTAAGCTGTTTATTATCTTCAGACCTTAATACAAAAAATTTGTTATCACGTTCTACTATATAGGTTTCAACGCCTTTTTCGTCTAAATAAAATTTCTGTGTAGCTTTTGCATCTTCTATTGTAGGACAAGCTTTACTCATATTACTTCTATGAACTTCTGCAAACGCTTCAGGAAAAATTTCTTTCATTCCAAATTCAAGTACACTACCAGAAACTACATATTGTAAGTCACATAAAGCGTCTAATGCTTCTTTTTTGTCATTGTTTTCAATAGCTTCTTTAAGTTCATCAAGTTCTTCTTGAATTAATGAAATTCTTAAAAGAGCTCTTTCTTTAATAGGAATTTGCGGAATATCTAAAATAGGTTGTTTCATTAGTTTGTGAAACTCACTTACTTGTTCAAGATACTTTTCAGATGCTGCGTTATTCTCTGTCTTTTGCATTATAATTGATTTTATGAATTACTTATTAAATAAAAATTTACCGCTGCTTAATCGTAAATTATACGGTTGACCGATACTATCAACAGGATAACCATAATCTATATAGTAAACATTTGTAGCTTTATAGACTTCATAGATACCTTCGATTTTATTTTGTTCTAATTTAGTTATTGTTAAAGAACCTTGTGAAGCAAATTGTAAATGATTTCCTTTATTAAAATAAATTCTTGCCAGTTCGTCATTTCCATCAAGTTGATAAACTTTACCTACATAAGGATTATCGTCTTCAATAACTAAAGAAACTTTTATTTGAATAGAATCTTTTCCTTTAACATAGTTTTCGCCTTGAGTAATTTTCAAAGCTTCTGTTCTTTGAAAAATATTGTCTGAATAATGTTCAATAAATGATACATTATTAACGTTTAACTCAGCTAATGTATCATCTTGTGTACAAGAAGTAAATAAAAATAGTCCTAATAAAATGTAAATTAAATTTTTCATGATTAATTAGTTTTAGTATTAATAATTGATTGAATTTTTGAGCATAACTCGTAGTTTTCTGATTCGATAGCTTCTTGAAGCATTTGATTTAATTCTTTTTCTGTTTTGTTTTCAAGACTATCATATTCAGCTTTATTAATTTTTTTCTTACCTAAATATTCCATAAGTGGATATGTAATATCTTCAGGAAGATTTATAGCAAAATCTTGGTCTGTAACATCTACTAAGAAAAAAGCTACTGGAGGAGTTATTTTAGCTAATTCCATATAAATTTCCTTATGTTGAAAATTAGACTTAAAAATAGTTATCATAGTAGACGGAGTAGCTATGAACTGAGGTTTGTCATTTTCAATAGAAAATTTAATTAAGGTTTTTGTAACTTCCTCTCTTGGAAACTTATCAAATCTGATTAATAAAAATGTTTTCTGCATAACTGTTGAAATTTGTTGATTAATAACAGTGCAAATATACTCAATATATTTAATCCTAAAAACTTTTTTGCAAATTAATATGGAATTTTTAATCTTTTTGTATAGAAAAGACTACCTACTATCCTAATAACCCAGTGTGTTACGAAGTTTTTTATTCTTTTTTCAGGTGCTATAGCTTTACGCCATCTAGTACGTTCCTCATCTGCAAATTTGCGCGCTTCATATATTGAATTATCAAAATGCTTAATCTCTTCAGATTTATTTACCCAAAGAAAATCATGAATCAAATCTGCTATAAATGCTTTATCTATTGGCGTGAATAAACTCCAAGCCCATTTAGGTACAGAAGCTAAATCAGTATCAGTACCTGTAGGAATAAGTATTTCACGTCCATCTGACAAAGTTACAAATATATCTTCATTAGTAACAAATGTTCTTTCACCCTCAACCTTTGATAAATAAATTAGAGGAATTGCTGTAGGTTGTTCAAGATAGCTTACTTTAATCACAGTTTATAGTATATTTAGAACGAATTTCCATTCTATTCAAATCCAACAATAATAATCCTTGTTTAGGACCTTCATATTCAAGACCTAAATCATGAGCATAAGCATTATATCCAATAACAGAACCATTAACTAAGCATTTTTTATTTGCTTCAAACAATGTATGAAAGTGTCCTATTATATTATAATCTGCTTGCTTGTTCTGGTCTAATCTGTAAATTAATTTATTCAATGGAATTGTCAATCCACCAATACCTCCTTGAAAACGAACATTATCGCCATGCCAAGTTCTTAAAGTAAATTGACGATTATCATGCATGAATGTATAGTAGCTGATTAAACTATGTGCAATATGAAAGTTGAATTTCTTATTGTTTTCATAATAATCTGCTATATCATGATACATAAGCCATTCGTACGAGTTTTTATATGCAGTCTCTGAATGACGTCTTTCTTTAGTACTTCTACCATGATTCCCATAATTACATTGAACTATGATTTTATCTACATCTAATTCTTTTTCTAAATAATTCAACCCTGCAATAATTCTTTCCTTAGCAAATCTTATAGCTTGAGTTGGTGAAAGTGAATTTGTTTCTCTTAGTTCTTCATGAATATAACCGCTAATCATATCGCCATTGAGAAGTACATAAACTTGACTAATATTAAAGTATGTTTGTAAATGCTGAATTAACTTGCGCGAACGATTAAAAAGTGTCTTAATACGTAAATCTGCTACGTCTGTATTAAATTCATTTAATCCATTAACAGATTCAGAAGATACAGTTTCCTCAACATGCCAATCTGAAAATACAAGAATAGGTACTGCGTCATGCAATTCTGAATCTTGTGTTACTTCGATTTTTAATTTAGGTTTGTGAGACTTGATATTCAATAGAGTATCTAAACGCTTCTCAGATTCATCGAGGTCTTCAAGTGCTTTTTTGTATAAAGCTTTTTGTTCTGCTAATTGAGATTTTAATACTCTTTCTTTTCTATCAAAATCATATTGCTTTAAAGATTTTGATTTTTGTTTCCCTTTCTTATAATAGTGGGACGAAAAAGATTTTGGCTGTAGAATATTGTTTGACAGTTCCGAAAGTCTTCTGAAGTAAGCTGATTTACTTTCATTTTCGCTAATCGGATATTTCTCAAAATATTCTCTTATAGTCAATTTTATGTTATTTGATTTAAAATAGCTTGTTTTACAGTATTACCATCTTCAAGTTTAGCGCTAAGAATTTGTTTAATCTGAGTATTAGATTCTGAATTAATAGCATCTTTAAATTCGCTCGAACCATTTTCAATATAATTATTCAAAAGATTTAAAGTTCTACCATCTTTTAAGTAAGCAGAATAATATCCAAACAGCATATCAATATATTGTTTAACACCTAATCTTATCCCTGCTTCTTGTAAATAATTAATCTGTCTTTTACGTCTGCCTACAAGAATTTGAGCAGCTTCAGAAGTTGAAAGTGGAATAAACACATCTTTTGATAAAGCCGGGTTATTGAATTCGTCAAACCACTGTATTTTCATTTTCATAGCTTTTAAAAAACTATCTTCAAATACATCTTCAAAAGATTTCAATACTGCTAATTCTTTTTGCTCATTATCTATAAAATAAGGAGAAGTTTTCTTAATACCTTTATCATAAGTAGGCTCTCCACAAACTATTCCATTAAGAATAGTAAAATCTGTAGCCATTATATCTAATGGGTGTAAATTTTTCAACTGTGGATTCGTTTTAAATATTTTAAGCTTTAAATTATTCATGATATTATTGATATTTTATAATTAATTTATAATCTTGCGTTCCATAAGATAGGGGATTAATTTGAGTTATCCAGTTCCAACCTTGATAATTATTTCCAGCATAAGCGTAAGTATTTGCTATTAACTGCGACATATCTGCTTTCCATAGTTCAAGAATTATTGTTTGAGTTTCATTTGTTAAATCAGCTCCCCAATAAGGATAAAAATAATTCCAGTTAGTGTATGGTGTAAATGAATCAGATTTAGAACTATTAGGTAAAATATCTGGGTAATTTTTTTGAAGCATATTGAACTTCAGCCCTAAATCTAAATGTAGAATTTGTTTGATTAACTACTTCGAAATTCACTGTAGCAGCTTGCTGTAAATCAGAGCCAAAGTTTTGTTTACTCATTTGAATATAAGTACCAGTTTGATTAATCATTCCAAGTAATGCACCTTTTGAAATATTTTTATACAAATTTTGAGTACCTCCAAAATTGTCTCCAATATTTAAACTAATATATTCACCAAAGTTTAAAGTTGGGTTAAAATCTTCATTAACTTTTATTGTAGCTGGTAATTGAGAAGATATATAAAATTGCTTTTCTTGGTCACCAGTATTTATAATATTAATAATTTCTGTATCGTTTAAAACCAAAGGAAGTTTCAAGTCACCAACATTACTTGAACCATAAAGTCTAATAGACGGAGCGTTTATTTGCGATATAGCATTTGCAATCTGAATTGCTTTTTGCTGTGTTATATCAGAAGAATCACTAGCAAATAATTCTTCCATCAATTCAATAGTTCCAGCTTGGAAATATTTCGATAAATTATTTCTTAAAAGTTCTTTTTTATTCATTGCTATATGTTATTATAATAGCAACAAAAATAATCTAAAATGGTAATTCGCAGTCACTACAACCGCAATCTTCTGAATGATTATGAGCATTATCTATTTCACTGAATGTATCTTCAAGAATTTTATCCCAGTCATCTATATTATCGTTAAGATGATTATGCGAGGTTACATAAGCTTCTACTTTCTTTGTTTCTGGATTATAAAATGCATTAAGTACTTTAGTTCCTTTTCGCGAATTTTCACTTAGAGTAAGCATTTGAATATTGTTTTTTGTATATCCTTTTAAGTTATCTATTCTATCAACTGAGTATGATTCTGCTTTTTTACCTTTTCCTCTAAGATAGTCATATTGATAACAAAATTCTTGAAATTCTTCGTAAGTTAATGTGAATTCAATACATCGACGTTTTGCATTATTTCTTAAAACAGAAAAAGCATACCTCATTGGATGCTTTTCTTTATATTTTGCTGTTTTGCACTTGTAGCATATTCTACGTCCTTTCGCAGCTTTATTTCTACAGTGTTTTGTTGAGCATTTCATATTG